GATAACGTGGATTCACATGAAGCCATATAGTTCTTAAAAACTTTTTATCACTATACCACGTTTCGTCTATCGTAGCGCCTAATGTACCAACGATAATATTTTCGTATTCTACTACTATAACAAAACTATTCTTAATGTAAAATATAATATTTTCAAGACTTTTTTTATTATTAGCATTTCCAAAGTTAAAAGGTGCTTCTTTTAACCATGTTTTTAGTAATTCTCGTATATTTACAGCATCAGCAATACGAGCTTGTCTTATTTTATATTTATCTTTTTCCATCAGCGTTCACATTTACTCTTAAAGTTCCAAATCGCCAATTATCTCCAATATCATTAGTTTGTACTCTAATAGCAACTTGTCTACCTCTAGCTCTAACACTATTATACCTAGTTGTAGAATTAGCTACAACATTCGTAGTTTCATATTTTGTATCATTAGGATAATCTCTAGTTCTTAAAGTAATCGTAGCATTACCTACTTGATTTTTAAAGTCGGGTATTATTTTATCTATAAAACTAAATTCTTCTCCATCTGCTATATCACCATCACCTGATTCTATATATGATACAATAGCACTTCCATCAGCATTAACACCATCTTCTATGTTATAAAGTAGAGTACGACCTTGAGTTAGACCATTAATTGTACTAATTGTATTTGAATTACTATTAGGAAAATAAGTTCCACCAATTGGAAATTCAGTTACAGCATTATCTTGATATATACTTCTTTCAATCGTTCCAAAATACCAAGAGTTTTCTCCATAATTAAAAACAATATATCTATCTATTTGATTAGAATTTGCAGAACAATAATACCAAGTTGCTTCAGCATAGAAAGCATTAGATCCACAATAAACTTGTGAGTATTGAGTTTTATTAATATCGTCAAAGACATGATTAATTACAGGACATTCTATTTCTTGAACTGTTCCAGCATATCTAAAGAATTGTCCATCGGCCATCCAATATGCTATATCATTTATAATAATAGTTGCGTTTAAACTTACAGCTCCACAATCGTTACCTAGTTGTCTAAATCCATAAATAAATGGAGGACCTACATATGCCATAGAATGCATTGCTGTATCAGTCCATATTAAAATAGTTCCTTTAGCAGGTTTAGCTGATCTAATTTCACTACCTCCAGATACTCTATATGATCCTGCTGTATTAATTACATTAGGTGTCCATTCGTTATAATTTTCTTGATCTGACCAACGAATAAATAGTTTATCTTGAGTTGATGGTGTTCCAATCGTTGTCTCTGTTCCAAAACAAGCTAGTATTCTTGTGTCAGTCGCTACTACTGATAATATAGAAGTTGTAGGAGCATTAGCTATAATTGTAGCTCTATTATTTGTAAAACTATTAGATGTATCCCATAAATAAGTTGATCCATTTAATTGAGTTATAATTAAATCTTCTCCCCAGTTATTTAAACTCCAGTTTCTTAAATCTATTTCAATTTGAGATGTAGAAGCTGGTTGATTCCAACCTTGAATACCATTCCAGGCACCTGCTCCCCAGCCATATCCATATGTTTGTTCAGAAGGACCTATATTAAGTTGATATTGAACTGTAGCATTTCCATTCGCAGTAACTGTAGAAGTTGCGGCTGTATTCGTTAATATAACATAGGCATCAACGTTAGTTATACTTTGAATTTCAAATTCTCCAGTAAGAGCTGTATTTGCAATACCTCCAACGTTTGCGACTGATACATTAGAAATAGTAACGAAATCACCATCAAGAGCACCATGATTAGTTTGAAGTACTGTTACATTCGCATTAGAAATAACTGTACTAAAACAACTTGTAATATTATTCGTTTGACGTATTGGAGTAATATCAGCATTGGTTCCATCCTGAAAAACATATACTTTACGATCAGTTCCTAAAGAAGTATAACGTGAACCAGCTAAATTATACCAATTTAGTATAGCTCTTCCTACTCCTACATAATAACTATTACTATATTTAGTCCAACCACCTATTTTTTGAGGAAGTCCTTGCCTAAATCTAATCTTATCGCAATCTATCCAACGTCCTTCAGCACCAGTTTCTGTGTCTAATGTATCTAAACCAGGCTGAAATGTAAGTTTTGTTAATGGCATAATATACCATTATATCACGCTTTAGTTAAAGTGAAAGTGCTAATTAAAGTTTAGGAAATTCACCAATTGGTCTTGCAAAAACTGGAGATTGTTCAGTTCCTGTATTAACATAAGCATATAAAGCAGCTAATTGTTCTACACTTGAAACTGCATTAATTAATGCTTCCATATCATTAGATTTAGCTCTAACCGCAGCTCTATAAGTTGAAATATTTGTTGGAATTACAGCTTGTGATTCTGCATTTCTAATTACATACCAATCTGTAGATTGTAATAAACCTGCAGCTTGAGACTTGATTCTAGCTACATGAATAGATTTTAAACCTTTATTTACAACTTGTTTTCCATCTTTATCTAATATTGGCTGACCATTTATATCTACAGCATTAACGTTTTCTAATGCTTTAGCAGTTGCTGGAGCATAAGACGCTGTAACTTGATCATTTGCGAATGTGAATGTTTCAGCACCATTCCAATAAAATTCTTGATCTTTTAAATTAGTTGTATCGTAAATAACTTCATAAATTCCAGTAGAACCTTTAAAAAAGTCCTTACTTGAATTAGCTGCTACTACCTGATTGTTTTCTACTTTTGCGAACATAGTGTCTCCTTATAGTTTATTTTTAATCATTTGTCTACCTTGCTGTTGTAGGTATTTGAGTTGATGAAACGAATGGATTTTCAGCGAATGCAATATAAACATATGTTGCACCAGCTGAATTTACTGAAACATTTGTTGTTCTACATTTAAAACCATTACTTAAAAAATCACCTCTTACTGCTGCACCTTCAGTATTATTTAAATCAGCATATAATATAAGTTCTGAACCAGTATTTTCTGGATCTCTTTTATTATCAAGTATATTCCAATCATCTGTAGTACTTGTTACTTTAATCATAATATAAGCAGGTTTAAATCCTGTGTACACAAACGTACCATCAGTTGAACCATTTCCAGTATATGAACCAAACTTGCTAAATCCTTTTACTTCAGCAAAAGCATAACCAACATAATTATTTCCAGTTGCATTTACATTGTTTGCATTATTAACATCTCGCAAAGTAATAGTTGTTGAATTTACATTACTAAAATAACCATCACTTAAATAACCACCACTTGCAGGATTGGCACTTGCATTTGTTCCATTTAAAATTAATGATGCTTGATTTGGATTTCCTAATCCTGTTGCACCAGCTCCATAATGATAAGTAACCCAAGCACCAGTACCGCTTCTATTTTTAACAATTACAAATTTAGGTTCAGAAGAACAACCATGACCAACAGTAGTTATTGATGCACCTGTTCCTGTATAAGTAAAAATACTAAATCCATTTGTTGTATTAGATGAAACGGTTGAAGATATTGCTCCAGATGTATTTGATGTTGTTGAATTTGAAGCTAACCAATTCCATCCAACATAAGTTGCTCCATTTGCATTACCTATATATGGAGAACTTCCTATTGAAAATCCATCTGCATTAAAACTTGTTATAGCATTAGCATCTGTTGATTCAGCAGAATTTCCATTTGAAAATAAATATTTAGTTCCACCTCTTACAAAATCAATCCAAGATTGTTCATAGTTTACACTTCTAGATTTTCCCCAAACTAAACTTGGTTGAAATCCAACACCTGTGATTGTTTGTGTTCCACCATTTCCAGTCCAAAGAACTGTATTGAATTGTGTGTTCGGTTTATTGATTGTTGTATATGGCATAGGTTATCCGTAAGTTGCTAAATTTTTAGTACATAAACTATAGTATCCAGAAGGAACTGCATAGCTAAAATTACCAAAGCCGTTTGCGTCTGCGTATGAGTTAGCAGCATACATTGGAGAACCAAAATTATATTGATGAGTTGCAGAAACAGAAGTACCAGCACCATGAGTAGCACCTACAGCAAAACCATTACCTAAAACTGGAGAAAAATATCCAGTTGAAGTTGCTGGATTACCACCTGAATCAGCAGCAGTTGTGAACCAAGTTCCATTTTTACCAATATAAACTCTTGAATTATCCATATCTACTGCAAAGATCATAATATCATTTGCGGCTGGTGCATATCCTGCAACATCAAATTCAGTAGTTGTTGCACCATTAGTTACAGCTATTCTACCATATGTTCCAGTAGAAACACTTATTCCTTTATAATCACCAGATTCAATAGAGCTTGTTCCAGTTACAGATTCAAAATTAGCAATACCAATATAACTTCTATCAGAAGTAGATATAACAGCTGCCTTTACTTCAAAATACCATTTCCCAGCAGATGGAATTATTGTTGATGCATAGAATCCACTATTACCAATTCCTGATTGAGATAAAGATAGATTACCTTCTGTTGGTGCAGAAAAGTTAGAACCTAAAGGAATAAGAGGATTTAAAGTATTAAAATTATTAGTAGGGGTATCAGTGCTTTGATCTACTGATGTTAGATTACTTACTGTGAATGTATTTCCATTGCCTGAAGAATCTGTTCCAAGTGCTGCAGAATTTGCAAACTTTAAAAAGAAACCATTTGTACCATAAGTTCCAGTATATGGTTTAGGTATCCAGATTCCCGTTGCTGAATCTGTTTGCCCGAATGAAGATGGGGTTAGTTGTTGACCATCTATTGAATAAAAGTCTGCTAAATAACCATTAATATAACCACTTGTAGCAAACGATCCAATATCATGTGCTACTGTATTATTCATTTGATAATTAGTATTTTGACTTGGTTGTGTTTCAGTTGAAAAAGCAGTAACTTGATTTCCATTAATATACATTTTTTGTCTATTTGAAGAAGTTGCCTGAGTTGTATCAACAGCAATAACAAAATTATACCAAGCAGAAGGATCTCTTATTAATTGAGTAGTGGAAAGATAACCAACAACAGAACCAGAATTACCAACAATCCATTCTAGTTTATTGTTTTCCATTCTTAACGTAGCATAATTACTACCATCTGATTGAGCTGAAAATAAATATGTTGTAGATGTACTAAGTGAACTTATTTTAAACCAAAGGGAAAAAGTAAATATTTGTCTATTACCAGAACTAACTGGAGTTCTTGTTAATTTATCAGAACTACCAGAATTAAATCTTAATGAATTGTTTATTGGATAGTTTCCAGCAACTGGCCACAAGCCAGCTTTTATATAATTGAATGCGTCTCTAAGTCTCCAGACTCCAGGAGCTACTCCACCGTATTGACCTGTTGGGACATTACTTGGTCCTATGATTCCGCCGTTACGTTTTGCCATAATATTCCTATAATACTTATAATACTTATATTATTGAAGAATAGCTAGTATTATTTATATAATTTTTTCATTTGAATTGTTTTATTTTAAATTGAATGAAATTGATATTCTTTTTTCTTTTGAAAGATTAGGTTGAACATAGTGTTTTAACCAAGAAGGAAATAAATATAATGTATTTTCCTCTGGTATTATTGCATTAATCGAAGAATTATATGGATTAAATTCTAAAATATTTACTATATGATTTTCAATTTCAGTATCATTTACACAAATTAAATTACCAGAATTTTTAGGGACATTTACATAAAAAACTCCAGAAATTTTATAAGAATTATGTTTATGCATAATATTAAAATCTTTAAATCCATTTATGTTTACCCAAATATTGTCTAATTTTAAGTTGGGATTAATTTTTAAAACTTCTTTTGCTATAATGTTTGAATAAAATTCAATTTCTTTTACAAGAGAAATTATAGCAGGATCATCTTTTTTTAAATCATTGCTATGAAAACCCCCACAATTACTTTTTTTTATTCCTTTTTGTTTATTTTTAATAGAATTACTAAAGTTAATAATATTATTTAAATCTTGTTTTAAATTTATTTTTGCAACAAATTGTTTAAAAATTTCAATTATTATCATAATTTTTTATTTAAATTGTTTTCCAGTTATCCAAGTTACTAATGAATTTCTTTCACCTTTAGTTACTGGCATAACTTCATGTAATATATAAGAAGGAAACATAATTAATGTTCCTTGCGTTTTATCCATAATTGTTCCTTTGTCATCATTATATAAATAAAGTTCTCCTCCTTCATATTCTTCAGGATTTGTAAGTTGAATAGAAATAGATAATTTTCTAACCATCATATTCATTCCTCTATCCGTGTGTCTACCATATTTTCCAGATGGGGCTTGATAGTTTGTAAATTGAAAGCCTTCATTTAATCCAAATAAATCAAATTTAAAAAATCTTTCATTAAGATTTAATGTAATATCCGTAACTCTGCTAAATACCCAATCCATATTATCAATTGGATATAACCAAGATATTTTAGAATCTCTTACGTCTTTTTTATTACCTTTTGTTTCTCCTTTAATTAAACCTTTATTTTTTGCTATATTAATTATTGTTTGGCATTCTTCTTTTGAAAATGCATTATTCCAAAATGCGTAAAATTCAATTTTATCTAATTCAAAATTCCAAGATGAATTTTCAAATTTATTTTTTTTAATTTTTACCATTTAAATTTTTTCTAATTTTAGTCGCTGATATTTCTTGTATTTCTTTTGGCAATACAATTTCTTCAATTTTATATCCTACATCTCTACCATAACAAATGTTAGTAATATTAGGAACTTTTATAACTTCAAACTTATCCTTATAATCAATTAATGTTTTTTCAATTCTTTCTTTGACATCATTAAAATCAAAAGGATTATTTTCATCTCTAGGTGTATCTCTGACCATAATAATAACTTGTCCTGTTTTTTCTAATATTTTTTTAAACAAAACTATATGACCATCATGGAATGGTTGCCATCTTCCTAACATCTGCGCTGTCGGTTTATTGTAATCTATCATGTATCTCCTTTATTATGTTGTTATAATTAAAATCAGTTATTTCAAAATCAACTTTTTTAGGTTTTTCAAATACTTTATTAGTATCTTCAAACCTTCCTTTATCAATTGTATTCATCCAAATCTTTAAATTATAAAAAGATCTATAAGATTCAAATGGACAAACAAAGTCTACAACTACATTATTGACTGCTAAATCACACATTGTCATCATTCTATTTGCTTGTCGTTTTCTACCATTCTCTGTAAAATCCCAATCTTCAAATAACTTTCTAATCTCATCTGCATTAAAGTGAGGTATTTTTTTACCTTCTACTAATTTTTTAGCAAATGTAGTTTTACCTGATCCTGGTAATCCAAATATTAATATTTTCATATATCTAAATTAGAATACTGTTTAATAATATTAGGAGGCAGATAATTTTCTATTTTGTATTTATTTAATTCTATCTTATTTGTTCTTATTTTATGTAATGGTATATTTAAAATAGTATCATCATATTTAATATTGTTAGCTGAAAAATCATTAAAGTTTTCAAACGCATGATTAAAATTTTTAATATTTAAAAATTTATATATTTTATTAATTTGCTCTAATGGTTTATTTATTAAATCTAAATAATTAATTATTATATAATCTTCTTTTTCTTTTATAATATTTTTTATGCTAAATAAATTTTTTTCAATTATACCATTATCAGACATTAATTGATGACATGATTCTTCAACATTATTTGGTTTTTGAATTTTAATATATGATGCAAGACATTCTAATACTGGTCTATAAAGAATAATAAATTTTGGTTTTTTAATTATTGATTTTAATAAAATTAAATTACCTGGAGTTCCCCAAGGAGCTCTGTCTATTATATATTTTGCTTTCCAATCTTTATAATAATTATTAAAAACATTTTTAATTATATTGTTAAATGAATTTTTATCAGGAAAGTTTTTATAAATTGAATAATTTTTTATTAAATCTAATTGATAAATAACATCTGTTAATATTGAATTAGCAGTAATATTTAATTTTGAATTTTGATTTATTATTGATCCAAGTAAAGTATTCCCACTTCTAGGTAAGCTAGTTAAAAAATAATATTCTTTCATTCTTTTAAAGAATATATATCTAAATATTAATATTTTGTAAAATATTATTTTGTTTTAATTTCCCAATTTATAATAGATTCATTCCAAAAATAATATTGATTTTCTTCTAATTGTTTTGTTGGTTTAGGTATTGGTACCTCCCAATTACATGTTTGTTCATTTAAAATCCAGCTATTGTAAGGTTTAGGTGGAATAAAAGCATCTCTAACTTCATCATAAGTATGACCTATTCCTGCATGATTTTTTCTAAAAGGAATTCCTCCCAATAAATGAATTCCACCACGTGTGTTATAAGATGTTTGTTTCCAAACAGAATTAACTTCATTATATAAATTTTTTAAAAATTGTATTCCAATAACTTCTTGTTCTATTCCATTTGAATCTTTTAATACTTCATTAACAACAGATTCAACTCTTTCAACTATATTATTAATATTTAATTTTGCAAAACTAGCCATTATGCTGTATAACTCCCTGATCCGTTAAATGTTAAAACTGTTTTACCAGAAACCCCTGTTGCAACTGTTGGAGATCCAGTAGTTGACCCTGTATAACTTGCGTCAGGCATACTTAATATAATAACTCCTTTACCACCATTACCAGCACCAAAATTTCTGCCTCCACCTCCACCTCCACCTAGATTTGCAGTTCCAGGGGTACCAGCTGTTCCAGTAGGAGCATTCCATCCACCATTTCCACCGCCACCAGTTCCTCCAGCTCCTCTAGTTCCTTGATCTTGAGAGCAACCTCCGCCGCCTCCAGCATAAGTTACAGATGAACCAGTTATAGAAGATGCAGTTCCATTACCACCATTTGGCGGAGTTGAACCAGATGCAGCAGTTCCTGCTCCAGATGCACCACCCCCACCTCCACCTAAATATGGACTACCTCCATTTTTACCTGCTCCTCCATTGTTACCTTGACTTGGAGATGTGCTTGGTGTGTTTCCACCTCCTCCAGCGTAACCTGGTGGTGGATATCCTGCACCACCTCCACCTGAACCTCCAGAAGATCCAGCATTTCCTTCGCTTCCACCTTTACCACCACCAGTAGAAGTTATTGTTGTTAATCCTGTTCCTGAAATTTGTGAATTTGAACCAGAAGCATCACTTCCGCCATCCCCAACTGTTACTGTAATTAGTGTTCCTGAATTCGCTGTTTGAGTTGAAGTTCTAAAACCTCCAGCGCCTCCTCCTCCTCCAACACCAGTTCCACCACCGCCTCCACCAGCTACTATTAAAAAATCTATTGAATAAGGTAAAGGCTGACCTGGCCAAGTATTTGTTGTTCGAGCTTGGTATTGATCTTCTAATGCCCAAACTCCTGATGCTGATGTTGTTGAGGGAGTGTTTAGAACTCCTATGATTCCACCGTTGTCTTTTGCCATAGCAAAAATCTCCCGGTTAACTTATGATTTCGTATGAGATCAAACATACTAGATCACTATTTGCACTAGCGAGTCCAGTAATTACTTCAGTTTCTTCTAAATAAAATGAATTTGTTTTATCAATCACAGATAGTGTTGCATCAGCAGGTACAGAAATTGTACTTGCTATTGCTCTTGTATTTGTTAAATCATTGTATGAAATTGTAACATCTGCTGCACTTGATCCATCAATGTTTGTAACTAGTATTGAATTAATTTTAAAAACTGTATTTGCTGTTGCTGTAACTAAGTTAGCACTTGTTGTAGTAAGCGCAAATGTATCTGTTTTTCCTAATATCGAACTTACATTTACTATATTCGGGTTTGCCATATTTTTTTATCCTCCAAAAATCATTGCCATAGCAATGGCTTTACCTGTTGTAATTCCTGCAGTGGAAAAAGATAGTTGTCCACTACCATTTGTTACCAAAGCTTGTCCATTAGTACCATCTGTTGATGGTAAAGTAAAGTATGTTGATGAGCCATTATTTGCTATTCTAGTAACGTTTACATTACCTAAATCAGCCATAACATCATACATTACAGTTCCATTTGTATATACTAAAGATTTAGAACCTTGTGGAATAATTACTCCAGTTCCACCTGTTGGTGCAAAAGTTAAATTATAAGCACCCGAAGTATTATTAAATACGATATATTGATTTTCTACAGCATCTGTAAATACATTAATACTTCCAGTTAAAGCACCTGTAAATTCAAGTACAGCATTATGAACCTGATCATCTGTAGTAGAATCATCAGTGTTAGTTGTAGAATTATTAGAAGTTAATGTAACGTTAGCAGAACCTGCAACTGATACAGCTTGATATCCTTTTACTGATGAATCAATTCTATTAAAAACATAATTAACTAGATTACCCCAGTTTCCTGAGTTTTCACCAGAACCTTGTCTCTCTAATTTTAATCTCGATGTGTATGTTGATGACATATTTATTTATACTCTTAAATTTTATATTTGTAAATAATATATATTTGTCATATTTTGTCTAGTGAATATTTGTCCAATTTTCAGTATTTGTACTTGTATTTATATCATCCCAGAATTTTAAAGTAGCTACAGTTACATTTGCAGTTTGGCCAGTTATAGTTAAAAAGTTGTTAGAATTAGCTATAACGTTTCCTACAAAAGTAGTAACTCCGCTACCAGTTAAAGAAAGAACTTGATCAGCTCTAATAGCTATCGTATTAGCTGTTACATTAGCCTGGGATCCAGTTATAGGAATAATATTATTTAATACTAAAGTAACATTTCCTAAACCTGTATTTAATTCAAAACCTGTTATATCAACTCTATTAGCAGTTCCAGTTGCAACTGTTCCTACAGATATATCTAAAGCTATTTCAGCACCAGTTTGAATTGTAATAGATCCACCTGCTGCTATAGATATAAGACCTAAATTTGCAGTTAAATCTTCTCCAGTAATATTTACTATAGCTTCATTAAGTACAATTACATTACTTAAAGATACATTTGCTAATTGACCACTAATTGAAATATTAGCATTAGCAATTGTAATTACATCACCTACACTTGCTGTAAGTTGAGTTAAAGTTGAAATTACAAAAACATTTCCAGTTCCTGTAAGAACTGCACCATGACCTATGTTCCAGGCGCCACTTGACCACTCATCGGCGTTCCAGTAACCACCAAAATCTATTTGAGTTTCTAATTGTTGACCAGTAACATTTGCAAGAGCATCAGGAGATGTGTTCCAAGCTCCTACGTTATACCCTAACCTGTTCCAACCTTCTTGCGCTGTTGGCATAGGAGTTTACCTCTCTATGCTATACGAATTAATCCGTTAGTAGCATCAGCGTTTGGAAACTGTAGCTCGAATGTTCCGTTTGTAGATGTTTTAACACCACCAAAATCTAAAACTGCAATTGCAGCATTGCTTAAACTATTATTATAAATTAAAGCAGCTTGTGCAGAAATAGTTGCATTAGCAAATGTAACATTATCAGCATCAAATATTGCTGTAGTTCCATCAACAGTAATTGCAACATTAGTTAATGTAGCTCCACCAGTTGTGTAATTAGTTCCGCTTGATGAAATTTCATTGCTTGTAGTGTACGCAGTAGTATTTTGATCTAAAGTAGCAAGATTAGAATATAAAGCACACTTTAATACAGCGGCTGCTAAATTAGATCCTGGTTTCATTAAGTCTTCCTTAAATGTAACCGTTATTGCTTGTGTAATCGGCATTTTTTATTGTCCTCCAGTTAAAGTGTTTTCACCGAGTGGGCTACCAGGAAATTTAAAGTCCGTTCTTCTTCTTCTACGAGCTTCATTATTAATAGCAGTCACACTCTCAACATATTTTTTGTTGTAGATATTATAGTCTTCCATGTTCTTTGTAAAGATATTTGCTTCAGCTAAACAACCATATAAAAGAGCATCAGGAGTATTAGTAGTATAATAATTAGTTGTATTTGTATTAGATAATGGATTAATTCTTCCTTGATATCCTAATTGAATACTATAAGCTTGATCAGGAGTAGGAGCTAAATATAAAGTATTATCATCAAAATTAGCAAAATACTTAGGTTGAGCTGTTATACTTACATTAGGCCAATACTCTTGAATAAATTCTAATGGCTTAATCTCTAAAAAAGAAACATTACCACTTACTGTTATATTAACATAATTAATAAGCATAGGTTCAATAGCTGATGGTAAAGTTACAAATCTATCTCCAGCATAAACTGAAGAAGTCATATTTTGATTAAATCCTACTGGATCAATATCTCTTGATAATCTAAATTCAGTATTATCTATAAATGTATCTAATTGATTTGCAAAATCAGTTCCATTATTTTCAGCCCAAAGTTGTATATCACTCTTTAGACTTGAGTACGTCATTGGCATCTTTTTTATCTCCTGGTGCTACAGTAAATTTAGACCATGCATATCCTTTAAATGCATAAGTTCCCCAATGAGTAAGAGGACTTAATAAATCAGCGTGTATTTTACCACCAATCTTTTGCCACATTCTACAAAAAGCATAGTCTTCACTTAGATATCTATTACTTTTTTCATCAATAATACAGTCAAAAAATGCATATGTATTTTTAGAAGTAAATCTCTCAGTATTTATAATTTGATCGCTAGTATATTTAAGATTAGGATAAGCTTTCATCATTTTATAAAAAACTTCCTTTTTAATACACATAAAGCCAGTTGCAGCATCTAATACTTCTACAAATCCATTTTTCATTTGTATATTTTTAGGATCTACAAAATTTAAATTATATCCTAAAGCTTTTTGCTCCATATTTTCAAAATCGCCTTTTTTAGCAAGTTCAGAGACATGGTTCCAATCTACAGATTTTCTAGCATAAATACCGCATGCTATATCATGGCCTGAATCTAGTAATCTCCATATATTTTTACCTTCGAAACCTATATCAGCATCTATAAACATTAAATGTGTAAATCTATCATGTGGATCAGATTCACATAAATCTAAAAATTGTGCAACTAAAGTATTTCTAGCTCGTGTAACTAAACTTTCATTTCCCATAGTATTTAATACCATGTGAAAATCATTTTTAGCAGCTACTGATTGAGTTTGAAGAATTCCATGAAGATAACCTTCATTTAACATTCCACCATAACAAGGAGTTGCAACGACAACTCCATATTTTTTCTTTTTATTTAATTCATCACTCATGAAGTGACTACATTAACACTTCCTAGAGATAATGATAACAAATTTGTTGTAGCTTCTGCAACTCCTACTGCTAATACAGCTCCTGATGTATTAGGGTATATAGTCTGTATTTGATCTGGAACACCACCTATGAGTGAATTTGGGACATTTAAACGTGCATTTTCTAGTGCTGTAGCATCAGTAAAGTAAGTTAAATCAAGTTGTGGATGTTTTGGTTCATATTCAGAATCATGTACAAATAGACCATTCCATTCAAATAACATCTCATTATGAGGAAATTCTAATCCACTTCTATCTGATATACTTCTTCCATATTTTCCACTTGCAAATTTAGTATAAGGTGCTCTATGTGGTTTTTTACTTCTTTCTCTATTTGAATTTGCACCAGCCATTAGATTGCCCTTCCATAACCAGGTACTATTCTTGTTGTAGGTGTAGAGTCAGCAGCTTGTGCTCTTGAAAATGCTTCTTCATAATCTAATTTTAATTCAGCTCTCATATTACCATCTATGCCTGGTCTTTTTTTACTTAAAAAATAAGCTAGACCTGAACACATTGCTTCTATCCAACGAGAAGGTACATCTACGTTTTGATCTACTCCTCCAACTGTATTTGCTGTTATATCTTCCATTCTTCTTATTCTCCAATATCTCATTATATCTGTAGAGTTAATAGGAGTTGGATATAAAAATAAAACTGGTGTAGATAATCTTTGTAAAAAGAATTGAGTAGGTAAAG